AATGCATGAGACCGATAGTCTATGTTCCTGAAGTTCCTAACTTGGAATGTGGTCCTAACGGGCAAATATCTTTCCGTCATATGGAAGACTATTTCGTAGGCATTGCAAAGATCATTAGCCAACTGAAGTTACAAGCAAAGTTTATTCAAGACGAGTGCGGTAAAGAACTCATTGAAGCTATTCGAGACATGGAAAAGCTAGTCGATGATATTACTGGCATTCTGATGACTGACGTCTTTAAGAAGATCAAGTCAAAAGAACAAGAGATGAAGTATAAGGTCCGCGAGTTCCTAAAAGAGATCGACGTATGGTTTCAGAAGAAGATCGTCGAAGCCCTGCTCAAGATTGTTGATATTCTTGGTATTCCTGATGTATTGCAAACGCCAATTCCATTCGTCACAGCTGTCACCCTATTAGACGAAGCCGGTAATCCTGTTCGTTATCAGCCAGTAATCAAGGATTTGTTTACGAAAGAAGGTAAAGTCAAGATCAAAGCTGCAATTGCCGAAGACATTGAATCGGTTCGAAAGTTTTTTGGTGATGGCAAATACGACGGAACACTTGGAATTAAAAGCCCTGAGCATGAAGCCGAAGAATTTTGGCAGAAAGCTTTGGCGTGGATGAAAGAACTACTGAGCGATTTCATTGCCGCCTGCATCAATGCAATGATCAAGTTGCTTACTAAGATTCCTATTATTGGTCCAATCATTGAAAGGATTGGAGTATTCATCGATCCTACGAAGCCTATTAAAGCGCAATTAAAACTGAAGTATGAAGATTTTAAGAAACGTATTAAGAAGGCCAAAGAAGACGTCTTGTCGGGCAAAGCGGCAGAAGATCTCGGAGAGAAGTTACTCCAAGAACTGATAGACTTTGTCTTGAACTTACCGATCCCGCTCTTCGGAACTTTAGGTAATTTAATTGGTTTCGATAACGAAGAACGTAAGAAGAAAGAAACGATTCACTCGAAAGAAGAATTGTGGCATCGAATTGAAGATGCGTTCGAAGATGCCATGGAAAAGATTAAGAAGTTCTTTCAGACAGATTTCATTGCCAAGATACATGATATCATACTCAAAGCTCCTGGTTGGATTCTACAGCAGTTTCCAATCGTCGACAAGATTATTAAAGCGATTAAGTTGATCATCGACATCTGTCGTGGCAAAGTATCGATCTGTATGGTTTTAAATATCATTTTAAAACCGATATTTGGTATTCCAGATGCGATCTTAAAATTCATTCCGAATTGCATCGAGATACGTAGAACGAAGTACGGACTAGAACCGAATCCAGACAACCTGCCAAAGTGGGCTCAGCCTGCTTCTGCAACTGTGTGAGGTGGATTAGGCTAACATGTTAGATCAATATTCAGTATCAGAAAATGGATATTTCTTTTCAGATGTTAGCGAACCGACAGTTCCAACAGTTTCTTATGGGGATCTAAGCCCACCAATCGCAATACGATTTACTGTGCCAGAACCTGGAGTCACCACGGTTGAAATTGACGATTGGTATATGCCGACTTTCGTACGATGCGAACAGAATTGCGTCGATGATCTATTATTATGTGCAGTTTATGTATTTGCAACAGATCATGATGTTGTTGTTGATGATTGGTATCCTTTCAGACACGAAGTCAACGATACGTTTGAGGTCGGAACAGTTGTTTCGTACGAAGATTGTGATATGATTTTGACTGATTTTGTGTATGATGGCAGCAACAAACTTCTTTCTTACATTGAAACGAATAAATCTACATTTGTAATGATACGATATGATTTTACTCGTTCGGCTGGTCCAGGATTAGATGCGATTGGTAGCAACGAAGATTATCAAAACTTTGCCTTTACTGGCCAGGTTGGGCTTCTCTCTGACGATGTTGCAAATGTCGACATCGAAAACTATGAGATATTAGAAACCATCATATAATCATTATAAATAAGATAAAGCAGTAGGGTAATATGACAGACAGAATAGATGCACTGACAACAAGGAAAACAACACAGCGTGATCCTGTGTTCACTGACTTCTATAACAATTTTAATATTCATCCTCAGAACAAGAGACTTGCTCTCTATACCGATGAGCAAGCTGTCAGAAGATCGATGCGGAATATTTTATCGACCAATACAAAAGAACGTTTGTTTAATCCAGAATTTGGTGGTGGACTTCGTAGATTTTTATTTGAAGATATTTCTGTCATGACAGCCGACTTAATGAAAGACGCTATCAAAGAGTCTATCGGTAAATATGAGCCAAGAGCGAGAGTAGTAGATGTGTTAGTAGTGTCGAATGAATTCGCCCATTCTTACGACATATCAGTCTATTACGAGATCATAAATAATGCTAATCCGCAGACACTTCAACTCACCCTTTATAGAGTAAGATAATGGCAGCAAATTCCAGTATAGTCCTTACACAGCTAGATTTCGATTCCTATAAAGATTCGCTCAAGACCTTCTTACGGTCTCAAGATCGATTCAAGGACTATGACTTCGACGGAAGCAACCTTTCAGTGCTTCTTGACGTGTTGTCTTACAACACATATCAGAACGCGTTCTACCTGAACATGATCAGCAACGAGATGTTTCTTGATTCTGCTAAGTTGCGCGATAGCGTAATTTCGCATGCCAAAGAATTAAACTATCTTCCGAGATCCTTTCGATCTTCATCAGCTGTGATTCAACTCGTCATCACTTCTGCAGATGCATCAAAGCGCTCGATTGTTATTCCAAAGGGTACATCGTTTTCTTCACGCGTCGATGACTTCACTTATAACTTTAGTACTACTGAAAATTATGTGATTACGAACAGAACTCCGTCGGGATCAAACTTCGTATATGAAAGCGAAGCGATTCGAGTATACGAAGGCAATTATCTTAGCGATACTTACAATGTGAACTATAATAGTCCGCTAATATACAAGATCAGTAATAAAAGAGTTGATCTTGAAAGTTTATTAGTTACAGTTTTTGAAGATAACGGCACAACAACTCACACTTACACTCGCGCAACATCTCTTTTTGGCCACGATCTTAACTCAAAAGTATTTTTCTTGCAGCCAGGAATTGGAGATGCATATGAAGTTGTCTTTGGAGACGGCGTTGTAGGTCGTAAACCAAAAAACAATTCGGTAGTAGTTATCGAATATCGTGTTTGCAATGGTGAACTTCCTAACGGAGCATTCAGGTTTATTAATACTGCCCGTATCGATGACGAATCGAATGTAGTTATTGAAACTATTACTGCTGCTACAGACGGTGCTGTTGCAGAAGATCTCAACTCGATTAAGTATAATGCTCCTCGTGCATTCACTACACAAGAACGTGCAGTGACTTCAGAAGATTATGAGAACTTACTCAAAGCAAACTTTCCTGAAATTAACGCAGTCGTTGCATATGGCGGAGAAGATGCTAATCCTCCTCAATACGGCAGAATCTTCTTGTCGATTGATCTCGATGAAGTTGATGGTCTTCCAAAGATTAAAGAAGCAGAATATAAGAAATTCTTGAGGTCAAGATCTTCTGTTGCTATCGAACCGCTCTTTGTTTCTCCTGATTACACATATCTGTATGTCAATACAAATATCAAATACAATATCAACCTGACAGGTTTGAATCCAGAAGATATTCGTACGAACGTTATCGATTCTATTCTGACACACGCTTCTGTCAATCTCAATAACTTTGGTCGCACTCTTCGCTACTCAAGATTTATTCGTGATGTCGATGCTGCAGAAAATAGTATCATTAGTAACGAAACTCAGGTTGAACTCGTCAAGTATCTGACACCTGTTTTGAGTACGACGGTGACTTCTACTCCTACATCAACTTCTGGTTCGCTTGTATCATTGGCGACTTCAGGTGTAGTATCATCTGGTCAGAATGTAACGATTGATTTTAAAAATCCGCTGAAGAACGATGTTCCAGGTAAAGGTGCAGAGCACTTAATAGGTGATATTCATGTCGTAAGTTCTTCGACATTCACTTATAACGGATTGCCAAATTGTCGCCTTGAAGATAACGGTGATGGTATTATGCGTATCATCAATACTTCTGGAACACAGCATAGAACCATTCTTGATATCGGCACTGTTGACTATGATACTGGTATCGTCAGAATCAACAACTTTAATATTACTAATTACACTGGCACTTCTTTGAAAATCTATGCCAAGCCGCGTACTCTTGACATCACTTCTTCTCAGAACGTGATACTCAATATTCTTGAAAATGACGTCGACGTCACAATTGAACAGATCAGAGAATAATGAAGAATATAGAAAAAAGAATATCTCCGTTAATTCAGAGTCAATTC